CTGCAGCCAGGCGCCGATGTCCCGGTTGCTGTCTTCGAGCAGCTTCTGCGTGGACTTCGGCTGCGCGTACATCTCCTGCGTCACGATCCGGTACTTGCCGATCGTCGGGTTGGCGGAATCCGACCGCGTGCCGGTTTCTCCGACCCAGCCGCCGGAGGCATCGTCCGTCTCGTTCTCGCCTTCGAGCGCGTCTGTCCCGATCGTTTCGACCGAGGCGAACTGCCGGATCGGCGAGAGTTCGAAGACGCGCGCCACGATCCGCCCGGACAGATCCGGTGTGACCGTATAGCCACCGTCCGGATTCGATCCGACCGACATCGCGCGCATTTCCTCGGGCAGGAGCCCATCCTTGCCCCGACGCAGATAGGTCGCGAACGCGGCCTTGTACGCGTCGTAGGCCACCTGGTCGATGTCCGCCGCGATCCGACCGTTCGCGGCCGCGTTGGCCTTGATCTCGCGGTTGAAGCGCTCGAGCTGATCCCGCTGCTCGCTGACGGCGTTCGGGTCGCCGCCTCCAAGGCTCAGGCGATTGAGTTTCGCCTGGATTTCGCGGAGGATCTCGTCGCGCTGCGTTTCCTTCTGATTGATGGCGTCGTTGACCTTGTCGATCTGCGCCTTGATCAGCGGATCGACCCAGCCGCGATCGGCCATCTTCGTGTTCATCTCCCCCACCAGGCGGTGGAGTTCCGAGTAGTCGCTGCCGAGCTGATCGAGCAGCGCTTTGACTTCAATGTCCATGAGTCGGTGCTCCGGGACGCGAGTTGAGGATGCGCGCCAAAGCGCCCTTCAACGCCGCGTCCGAATACCCCTTCACGCCAGAGCCTCTCGCCGGGCCTTCAGGGTGATAGTGATGGGAATCTCCGTCTGACGCGGCCTCACGCAGCACCTGACGGTAGCCTTTCGCGAGCACGCATTTCGCCTGTGCTCGGGTGAATCCGCCCTCTCGGCGGATCCACTCTTCAAAGTCCCGCTCGGTCATCAGGTCGCGACGCCCCTGCGCGGCGGCACCCATGGACCCCATGAGCGCCTCGTCATCGAGCGCGTTCATGGCGGCTTCCATCTCCCGCATCATCTGCTGCTGAGAGGCGTCGTCCGGCGGTTCGGTGCCGTCCATGTGCCGCTGGTGCCGGTCCATTGCCGCGCGGAGCTGGCGCACGGCCTCTTGGATGTTCGACTGGAACCGGACTTCTGTGACCCGCGCCGGGTCATTGGCGGGAAAGGTCACGAGAGAGACTTCGAACAGTTGGATGTCCGTGAGCGTCCGGATGCCTGTGTCCTCGTCGATCGTCGATTTGCGCGTCCGAAAGCCAATCGAGAGCCCATCGAGTTCGCCGGCTTTGAGCGCCGCGTACGTCGCTTTCGCGCGATCCGTGTCGACATCGAACAGCCGCCCCTTCATATAGAGGCCGTACTCGTCCTCGACCATCTGGTCCCATTTCCCGATCGGGACCATATCGTCGGCATTGCTGGCCAAGAAGCCACCGCCGCCATGCTGTAAGAGCATCTTCGGCAGCTTCTTCCGTGCTTTCCACTCCTTGAGCGTCTGCTGGAAGGCGCCCTTCACGATCGTGTCGTTGTAGGTGTCCACCGTGTTGAACACCGACCCGTACCCCTCGAACGTCCGCGTGCCGTCGTCGTCGCGGAGGGCCTTCACTTCAAATGCGACGCAGCGACGAGTGAGCATCATGACATCGCTCCTGTCCCTCCGGTTCCGCCCGGCGCTGGCTCGTACCCGAGGGGAACCATGTTCACCGGCTGGAGATAGACATCCCCACCTGGGATCGGGTTCAGGTCGAGCAGCGCCCGCACGTCGTTGGGGCTGTACACGCCCATCTGGATGCCGCGCCAGAAGGACTCGAACTGATCACGCAAGGCTCCACGCAACAGCGCGCGGGGATTGAACTTGATCTGAAACCGCTCCGGATTCGTCAGGAGATCCATCATCAGCCGCTCTTCCCAGGCGATCAGGTCCGGCATGAGCGTGATCACGAGCAGCCCGATCTGCTGCTGCTCGATCCCGGTGCCCCAGGACGTCGCCTTCTCGGCGAGCCCCATCAGATGCGGCGGAATCATCAGGGCCGCCGCAATCTGGGCGCGGAGATCCTGCTGCGTCTCCAGGAACTGGCCGTCCTCGGGGGTCAGCGACAACTGCTCGATCGTCATCCCCTCTTCGATGACGGCGACCCGGCGCTTGTCCTGGCCGCGCCCGTAGGTCGCCTCCCAGGATTCCTCGAGGCTCTTCTTCGCCTTGTCGCTGAGGGCCTTGGGGTGTTTGAGCGCGATACTCGGCGTGGCGTCTCGGCTCCAGAGGCTGTTCGCGTGCGCCTGCGTCGCCAGCGCACCCCCAATCGCTTCCTTGAGGTCGGAGATCAACGATCGGCCGCGGCGACCGTCAGTGGTCAGGCTCTTGAGGTGCAAGACCTCAATCGAGGGCAGCGGCACGATCGTCCCATTCTTCCGATGCAGCTTGTAGGAGGTCGGGCCGAAGTCGTCCGGCTCGTCGATGACCTCCACGCGATCTGGATGCATCGGAATCAACTCGTCCACCTGAAGCCGGTCTTCCCCGTCGCGCGTCGGCGTCAGTACCCGACTGATCCAGCCATATCCGTTTCCCCGCAAAATGCGATGGGCTTCGAGCATCCCGAACAACTCGGACTTCGTCTGCTTCAGGCTGCGTCTGTTCGGTTGGGAAAGAACCCGCATGATCGGGTGGGTCGTCGCGGTGCGTCGGGTCCGATCGTCGATCCGCTCGATCACTTCCACTGGCAACGAGGCCAGGAGCCGGCTCCGGATGTTCACGCCGGTGTAGACGGCAGCAACGTTCATCGCCGTCGTTTCGTTCACGGTCGCACCGGCCACCGTCTGTAACCCGGCACCGATGAGATACTGCAGCAGCTCCGCCGGACTGCCGATGCTCCGCGTCTCGAACAGCGCCCGCAGAGGATTCCGCATCAGGGGGTCCGCCGCGCGTTCAACCCGCCCGCCAGAAACAACACCAAGCCGGCCACGAGGCACGCCCAGCCCGCCCCGGCGAGCAGATACACACCAAGCACCGCCAGGCCGAACCCGGCGACCATGAACGCATCTGACACGTGGTTGTGATTAGAGTGGGGCGGCCGAGGTGAAAAGGGAAGTAAGCACTTTTATACAGGCGCCGCCTGCTCCGCCAGGATGGCAGAGAGGTCAATGCGGATCTCGCGGCCGAACCGGACGACGCCGGGTTGTTGGTGTCGCCAAATGCGCCGATAGACGGTGAAGGGGTGCACGCGCGACAATTTCGCGAATTCCTTGACGGTCAGGAGTTCCTGGCGTCGGGCTTCGATCGCGCTCTCACGAGGTTGGACAGCAGAGATCGGCGTCATATCGACTGGAGTCCTCTCGATTCATAGACCGATGCTGAGTGGTTCGCGCCGGCCGCGATGGCATCCGTTCGGGCTTCCCAACTGAGGACGGCGGCCATCGCGAGGTCGATCTTGTGCGGGGAATCGGGCCGTTCCTTGCGAATCAGCCAGAGCGGTTTGCCTTGCTCGTCACGCTCGGTGAGGTCCTGCCGACGCGCGTTCGCGACGTGTCGTCTCAGATCGGCGTCCCCGTCGTGACTGAGCGTGCCGGCCTTGATCGCCGTGTCGAACGCGCGCAACGCCGAGGACATCGCCTGCCGCCGGTTCGTCCGCCACTCCACGATCCGACGCTCGCTGTCTGGTCGATCAGCGTCGAACTCCCCGGCCCAGGTCGCCAGCCAGGACTCCCAATAGAACGGGTCCATGTACGCCCGCCACACGTCGTACTCGTCGAACAACCGGTGAATGACCGCGTCCACCTCGTCGGCCGGAACCTGCCAGACGTGATCCGCCGGCAGCGTCGTTGGGCGTTCCCAGAGCCCCGCCTTCCACTGGAAGCCTGTCTCTACGTGGGTGCAGACGATGCCCGTCGAGTCGTGAAACATGGCCCCATCGAATCCGATCGTGATGAGGTCGCCGGGTTTCACCGGGTTCGACTTCACAAGCGCTTTCCACCGCTCCACGTTGAAGGCTTGCGAGGAACTCTTCACGAGGCGGTTGCACCAGACCCGCTCCCAGAAGGCCCGGTCGGTCGTCGGGTCCGCCCAGTTCGCCATGATGCGTTCAATGTCGCTCCACGACGCGGCGACACCAGAGGCTTCAATCACTGCGGCCCGGGCGCCTTCCGCCGTCGCGAGATCGTGCTCGTCACTCGCCTGACGGTGGAAGTAGTACAGCATCGCGTCCTGAATCTTCCCGTCGCTGACCGCCTGCGCATACTCCATCGTCGCTTCAGCGACCGAGCCGGTCCCTGGTTCAGGCGCGGTCGTGATCTCCAGCATCCACGGGTCCGCGATCTTCCGCTTGCCCATGTTCTGCAGCATCGTCTGGTGCGCTTGCTTCAGCCGCGGGAGGGTCCACCAATGGGTTTCGTCACAGACCGCAAATGTGGTACGGGCTCCGTCTCGCGCGCTTGGACTGGTGGAGAGCGAGACGGCTTTCCCGTCGCCCTTCCTTCGCATGATGCGTTCGAGACCGATGTCGAAATCATGCTTCAGTGGACCTTCACCAAGGATGATCCGGAGCGTCCCATACGCGAGTTCGTCGCTCTGCTCTTCGGTATACGCCACGAGCGGGATGTAGGGGTCTTTGACCGGCCCGCCGATCGGTTCACCCCCTCGGGTCCAGCCGACACAGCGCACCGGAGCGGCCGGGTGGAGCTCGCACGCCGCAATCCAGGCGGAAAATTCCGTTTTGCCCAATCCTTTTCGGAGCGAGATCCCCGCCCGCCCAAATCGACGCCGGCCGGCGTGAGGGTGCCCTTTCGGGTAGACCTCATAGAGCCGATAGATCAGCGCCATTTTCTCTTCGTCGAGCACGACGGGCTGACCGCGGAGATCACCAGGGCCGAAAATCAGGTTCTCTTCGATGAACGCGCAGACCTGCGGCCCGAGAGTGGGGTAGAGCGCGCGATCTTGCGGAACCGTGAGGATCATTTCACTCTGAGTAGAAACCGCACCGTCACACCTATCAACACGAACGGGGCCGCAAACAGCAGGATTGGTAGGCCAAGTACCACCACGACGCCGACACCAATCAGCGGCAACTCACTGGCGAAGAACCGCGCTTCTTCCAGGATATTCATCTACTTCACCGCCTGTAGGATCTTCCGCGGATCATGCGTCACCCGCCGCGGCGGCATCTTCACGCGCTCGGGTTCCGCCTCCGGCTGCTCGGCCTCTGCCCCGTCGAGCCGCAGCTGCTTCACGAGCGCCTGGCAGAACGCCGCGATCGCGACAGCGTCCTCGACGCGCGTCACCGCGTCGCAGACGCGGATCTC